CTGAGTTCGGCTTGTCCCATTCAGTCAAAAATTTCTAGCGATATAGAGTCAGTTTTCTTTGATACGTTTGATAGTCGGTTTTTACGTCGATATATTGTGGCAGATAACGTTTTATTGAAATACTTGTTATATAATCGTGTGAATATGCGAACGGTCTTTAGTTACAAGTGTGCAGCAAAATGTAATCATGACAATTGTGACAGTGACATGTATGTATCTCATCCTACCTTAACTCTTCCAGCTCCTTCAGTGATTCCTCGATATGTGAACGGAGTAAAAAGATCTAGGCACGAGATGGCAGCTGAATGGGCCAAGGAGACAGTTACTAACTACGGATATAAAGACGGCGAGGTGATTAATTTAATTATTAAGAATGCCACGGCCGCTCACGCTATGCTTATGGCTGGCGCGATAGCGGATACGTCAGCTGCTATTCGCCCTCTTTATAATGTATACGTTCCAACGACCCCGACGCCCAGGATTAAGGTGGACACTTTCAGAGAGCAGATAAGGCAAATAGATATTGCTTACTTTAATGCTGTGATGCCCGGGTTTGATATCTCGTTGTACCATTATAAGACAGAGAATGATGATATTGGTAAACAGATTGAGCGTCGACAGATACCGTCGTTGGTAGCAATATGTGCGTCACGATTATCACTGTATAACTATGTTTATGGCCAGTACTATGGGCTAGACTATTGGTGTTCGACAGATGAGTATTATACGCCAACTGATAGAAAGCATTTGTATGATGATTTTACTCACGAAACAGTGATTCGCGATGAAAGGCACACGTATCTCATGACGCTTGCAGCTGAGGCGATGCGTATGACATTCAGTATGATTGGGTCTACCCATATGTTTGGTAAATTCCCCTTCGGATATCCCATAGCTCGTATAATAGAGGAAATGAATTTATCATCATCGTCAGGGATTCGCCCTGGGCCAGTTGCTCGTCCACTATCCGTAGGGTCTGAAACACCAGTAATAGCTACAGTTAATGGTAGTAAGATCCTGCAGATTAATGTTGCTGTCAAACAGCATATGGCGTGGGTTAGACAGACATTAGCGGGCGAGAAAATAGTCCTAGAAAATGAGAATGTTATACGTTTAAAGGTTGAACGACGTGTGGCCTATTGCGGTAATCGTGCTGCTCTGGTTAAGATACGATCAAAAAAACGTGAGTTCTTTATACCTGGTTTGGTACATAGTATTCATAGTTTATGGCTCATGAAGGATCGTATGTTGGCAGAGCGTGGTAATGCCGTTAGTATCGGACGCACTTGGTGGCATGGTGGCGCGCTGCAGTTTGCACAATATATGAATTATGATATACCTGGGATGATGTGGTATGAAGGAGATCATGATATGTACGATAAACACATCCAAGATTGGCTGTTGCAGTTATATGTTCACTCTGGTATGCTGTATTATAATTTAGATAAGATGGATGATTCACAACGCCGATTATTTTTTATAGCATTTGGAGAGTTAGCGTTTAACGTCACCTGTAAGCCTACAGCGCACCTGCTTACGACGGTGTGGACTATTATAAATGGTGTGTTATATTCTGGTGGCCCAGAAACGTCGTCTGCTGGATCATGGATTAATATAATGATGTGGTCATTGTGGATAGTGTCGATTATACACGAGCGACCTAATTTACGTAAACCTATAGAGTTAGCTATCTCTCGAAGATTAATACGTATAGCAGTATATGGCGATGATCATTTATACTGTGCACCAGCGTCCATGCCGTGGCTACATATAGATCATATGGCAGTCTTCATGCGTAAATATTTTGGATGTATAGTTAAGGATCGTCTTGCGCATTCGTCTTTTATATCAGTGCCAAATGCGTATGGAGGATTGAGTGTGGCAGGACCGAAGTTCCTTAAACGTTATTTTATACGAGGTACGAAAGACGAACTAGCCATACTTCCATATAAGCCATTTCTTGAAACTGTCTCCAAATTGTTGGCCCCTAAATCACCCGACCGTCATGATGCCGTGCTTTCGTCAATAGGGCAAGCGTGGGATACTATGTTTACCAATCGTATAGCTTATGACGTGTGTTATATGACTTACCTAGCTCATGTCTCTACGCTTTCTGCACAGCCATATGATTATCTGAAGGCGTCGGTACCTAGTGATTATAAAGTGTTGCGAGATTATATGAAGAAGTTATCATTGTCTGTAGATGATATGTTTCGATTTCCTTCATATACTGCTGGTCGCCGCGTTATGCATCAATTAGATGTGGATAAAATAAATTTTGTAAAAGATA